GGTTGCGATTTTTTTATTTTTCTAGACGAAGGTCAACAAAATCAGGTTTATTCACGCTAACGTATGGCCACGCAGAAGGATTTAGCTGATCATTTGTTCATTTCACCTCAAGCGGTGGGAAACCTCGTTAAAAATGGCGTAATTACAGTACATAAGGGCAGATCGCCTATAGATATTGAATTTGCTAGACGTGAATATCTAGAACATTTAAGAAAAAATCAGAATCACTACAAAAAGACTGGTAATAGCGGTGATATTGTTGAAGAGTCAACAAGACTTAAAAAGTTCCAAGCAGATAAAGCAGAATTAGAAGTCAATCAATTAGAAGGTAAATTAATACCTGCATCACTAGTTAGAGACACATGGAGTGGCTTAGTATCAAATGCACATGCTAAGTTCTTAAATATACCAACAAATCTTGCTCATCAAGTATTAGCAGCAGAAGATTTTAATGAAGCATCAAGTTTAATCAAAAAAAGTATATATGAAGCATTAGAGGAGTTATCAGGCGATGGAATACCAGCAGAATATGCAGAACGTACTGGAACAAGTACAAAAGCAGTGGAGACCACCAACAGAACTGAAGATATCTGAGTGGGCAGACACTTACAGGTTTTTATCACCTGAATCATCTGCAATTAGTGGAAAATACAGAACTGACTATGCACCATATCAAAAAGAGATTATGGATGCTTTTAATGACCCAAACATAGAACGTATTGTTTGGATGAAGTCTGCTCAGGTTGGTGCAACTGAGATTTTGAATAATGTTGTTGGTTATTATGTTCACATGCAACCATCACCTATTCTAGTCATGCAACCTACTTTACAAATGGCTCAAGCCTACAGTAAAGAGAAACTAGCAAACATGCTTAGAGATACGCCAGTGCTAAAAGCAAGACTAAATGAGTCAAAAAGCAAAGATAGCTCTAATACAGTATTATCAAAGAAGTTTTTAGGCGGAACTACACTAAACATGGTTGGTTCTAATTCTGCTGCATCAGTAGCAAGTAGAGCTGTAAGAATCCTATGTATTGATGAAGTTGATAGAATGGAAGCAAGTGTAGGCAGTGAGGGTGACCCAGTATTATTAGCATCTAAACGTACACAAACCTTCTTTAATCGCAAAATCTATTTATGTAGTACACCAACAGTAAAAGGTCTTTCTCGTATTGAAGCTGCTTTTGAGGAAAGTGATCAAAGATACTACTATGTTCCTTGCCCTGAATGTGGACACATGCAAACGCTAAAATGGTCAAATGTTGTATGGGAAGATAATAAACCTGAAACTGCAATATATACATGCGAAGAGAATGGATGTGTTATTGAGGAATCTAAAAAACATAAGATGCTAAAGAATGGAGAGTGGAGAGCTACAGCAGAAACTAAGAAAACAGCAGGATTTCACTTAAATGAACTTTATTCAGTATTTAGCACTTGGGCATCTATGGCAGAAAACTTTTTAGAATCTAAGAAACAACCTGAAATGTTAAAAACATTTATAAACACTAGTTTAGGTGAAACATGGGAGCCTGAGCCTGAGGAAGCTGTAGAAGCAGAAGGACTACTATCAAGAAGGGAAAGTTATGATGGTCAAACTATACCTGATGAAGCATTAGTGCTTACATGCGGAGTAGATGTGCAAAAAGACCGCCTAGAATGCCAAGTTGTAGCTTTTTCCCACAATTATGAAATGTGGGTGGTTGAATACAAGATTTTATATGGTTCTACAGGTCAACAAGACGTTTGGAATCAATTAGATAGATATTTGCTTACTAAATTCAAAACACATGCAGGAAGAGCTATGACTATAGCTTGTACTACCATTGATTCAGGTTTCCAAACACAAATGGTCTATGCTTTTACTAAAAACAAGAAAGGTAGAAGGATATTTGCAATAAAAGGTCAATCACAAAGCGGAAAGACTGTTGTAGGTAAACCAACAAGAGTTGGTAAAGAAAATAACACTCTATATCCAGTAGGAAGTGATACAGCTAAAGAAGTTATCTATTCTAGACTTGCTGTTGAATATGGTTATTCAACCTTGCATTTTGCAAGTGAGTTAGATGAAGAGTATTTTAAACAGCTTACAGCAGAGCAAAGATTTGTTAAATTTGTAAAAGGTAGAAAAACTTTGTACTGGAAACAGATAAGAGAACGTAATGAAGCCTTAGATACTATTTGTTATGCATTAGCTGCAGCATATATCTTAAATCCTAACTTTGATGTCATAGAACAAAAGTTATTAACAGGTAATGCACAAGAGCCTGACCCAAATAGAGTTGCAAAAGCTAAAAAGGGAATAAATAGGAAGAATTTTGCAACATCGTGGAAATATTAAATAATCCCTTTACCATATTGCAAAAAAGGTTTATTCAAGTAATATAAGATTAGATATATCTATTTATTATGAGGTTTTTGATTGAGCAACAAATTTGATTCAACCAACTATCCAACTGAAGTTCCTGATGAATTGCAGCTTGGTGACTTTTGGGCATGGAAAAAAGATAATTTAGCTACTGATTACCCTACTGCTGATTATTCGTTGTCTTATGAATTTAATCTCATTGATGGTGCAACTGCATCTAATTTTACCCTGACTGCAACAGAGTCGAATGATGAATACATAATTTCTACAAGTGATACAGGAAGTTATACAAAGGGTGAATATAATTGGGTATCTTATATAACAAGAACATCTGATTCTGCTAGGGTTAAAATTGCAGAAGGTTATATTGAGATACAAGACAATTATGCAACTACATCTGCTTCAGTTAGAAGCCATGCAAAGATAGTATTAGATGCAGTAAAAGCGGTTATAGAGAATAGAGCTACTATGGATCAAAGTTCTATGTCTATTGCTGGTAGATCACTATCTAGAATGTCTATAGATGAGCTTTTTACACTAAAAGACAGATATCAAGCAGAATTTGATAAAGAAGTTAAAAAAGCTAAAATTAAAAATGGTCAAAGCTCAGGTACTACAATATTAACTAAATTTGGCACAACTAATACAATAAATCCAACAAGTTACACATAAAATGGCATGGTATAACAGAGTATTCAACTTTGGTTCAAAGAAGCCAACAGTTAAACGTAAATTTAAAACACAAAGAAGCTATGCAGGTGCAAACACTGGTAGGCTTTTTGCAGATTTCATAACAAGTTCAGCATCAGCAGATGCAGAAATTAAAGACAATATAAGAGTTTTAAGAGATAGAGCTAGAGAATTAGCTAGAAATGACTCACATATTGCAAGATATTTGAATCTTATGGTTTCTAATGTCATAGGTAAAGCAGGAATTAGGCTAAGTGCAAAGGTAAGGCTTGATGATGATGTTAATCAGGGCAAATTAGACATATTAGCTAATAAACTCATTGAAGATGCATGGAAACAATGGTCAAAAATGGGTAATTGTACAGCTAATGGCAGATTATCGTTTTTAGATTGTCAAAAAATAGCTATTGAAGCCTTAGCAAGAGATGGTGAAGTCTTAATTAGGAAACTCAAGAAAGAAGACTCACCTTTTGGCTTTCAAATACAGTTTTTAGAAGCAGACCACTTAGATGAAGATTTAAACAAGCATAATCCTAAGACTGGTAATGAAATAAAGATGGGTGTTGAGGTTGATAAGTATGACAAGCCAGTTGCATACCATCTTTACAAGAATCATCCATTCGATAGAACTTATATGAATGAAAACGAGCATATAGTTGTACCTGCTGATGAAATAATACATCTATACATGCCAACAAGACCTGAACAAACAAGAGGTGTTACTAATATTGCAACTGTAATGGCTAATGTTAAGCAACTTAACGCATATCTTGAAGCTGAGATTGTTGCTGCAAGAGTTGCAAGTTCTAAAATGGGTTTCTTTACTTCGCCTGATGGTGATGGTTATGTTGGTGACTCAGAAGAGATAGATGGTAACCCAGTACAAACTGCAAATGCAGGTACATTTGAGCAATTACCAGCAGGTGTATCATTTCAGTCATTTGACCCACAACATCCAACAAGTGCATTTGAGGGTTTTACTTCTAGCGTATTAAGAAGCATAGCTAGTGGTTTAAACATTTCATATCATGCTTTAAGCAACGATTTAACATCAGTAAACTACTCTTCAATAAGACAAGGTAGCTTAGAAGATAGAAGCAGCTATCAAATATGGCAACAATTCATGATAGAACACATGATTGAGCCAATATTTGCAGAATGGCTAGAAATGGCTATTGCTACTAATTATTTATCACTACCAGTAGAAAAAATAGACAAATTTATTGCATCAGCAACATTTATACCTAGAAACTTTGCTTGGATAGACCCACTTAAAGAAATGAACGCTAATGTTATAGGATTACAAAACGGAACAGTTACATATAGTGACATATCAGCTAACTATGGTCGTGATGTTGAGGAATTATTTGAACAACATCAAAAAGAGGTAGAATTAGCTAAAGAATATGATATAGAATTAGCTTATCAGCCTTTTGGTGCTACTAAAGCACCTATAGAGCCTATAATTGAAGGTGGTGAAGAGGATGCCTAAACCTACAGGTGGCATGAAATCAGAAGCACAGAAAGGCTTAGATTGGCGGAAAGAGCATGGTAGAGGTGGCACTAGGGTTGGTGCTGTTAGAGCTAGGCAAATAGTAGCTGGTGAAAATCTATCAGATGAAACTGTTAAAAGAATGTTTAGCTTTTTTAGTAGACACGAAGTTAATAAAAAAGCAGAGGGATTTAGTCAGGGTGAAGATGGCTACCCTTCAAATGGCAGGATTGCATGGGCACTATGGGGTGGCGATGCAGGTTATACTTGGTCAAGAAGACTAGTAGAAAAAATGAAAGAGGAAAAATCTATGAAGGATAAAGAAGATAGACATATATTAAATGTAAACGAAACAGATGAATCTGTTATTGTTGAGTTTGCAAAAGAGCATCAGGAAGAGGTTGAAGAGGAAGTCATAGAAGAGGAAAACTATGAAGAGCCTGAAGATGAAAGAAAAGTTGTTGATATGCCGATGCGATATAGAAACATAGACCTTTCAAGAGCAAAATTTATTGATGAAGATACAAGGACTGTAAGAATAGGTGTATCTTCAGAAGAGCCAGTTGAGAGATCATTTGGCATGGAAATACTAAGTCATAAAGCCGATGATATTAATATGGAATTTATTAATTCAGGCAGAGCACCTTTACTTTTAGATCATGACATGACTAAGCAAATAGGTGTTATAGAAGATTTCAGACTAGATGAAACAGCTAAAAGGACAATTGCTGTAGTTCGATTTGGTAAAAGTCGACTTGCTTCAGAAGTGTTTGAAGACGTGAAGGATGGTATACGAATGAATATTTCAGTCGGATATCGTGTAAATAAACTAATGAGAATAAAAGACTCTAAAGAGGTTGCTTATAGAGCAGCTTGGACTCCTATGGAAGTATCTTCTGTATCAGTCCCTGCAGATCAGAGCAGGTTGGTTGGAGTTGGACGTTCTCAATCTTTTAAGGAGATAAAAATGGATAACGAAGTCAATTTAGACGAAGTTAAAGCTAAATCTGCTGAAGAAGTCAAAGCTGAATTAAAAAGAAACTCACAAGAGATTTACAAGTTAGCTGAAAGACATAATCAAAAAGACTTAGCTGCAAAAGCGATTGCTGAACACAAAACTATTGAAGAGTTTAGAGGTGAATTACTAGAAACTATTGCTAGTAAGCCACTTGAAACTCCAAAAGATATTGGACTAAGCAAAAAAGAAATGAAGAGATTTAGCCTAGTACGCGGAATAAACGCACTAGCTAACCCTTCAGATAGAGCTGCTCAAAGAGCTGCAGAATTTGAATTTGAATGTTCTGCTGCTGCTTCTGAAGCATATGGAAGAAACTCACAGGGTCTTATGTTACCACCTGAAGTATTAAGAGAATGGAATCAAAGAGATTTGAATACAACTGATGATGCTGGTGCGGTAGGACAAGACTTTAGAGCTGGGGACTTCATTGACGCATTGAGAAACTCATCTTCTGTTATGTCGGCTGGTGCGACATTACTCAGAGGACTTGAGGGTGACGTAAAAATTCCTAAGAAAACAGGTACTTCTACTGCTGCTTTCGTATCAAGTGAAGGTGACCCAGTGCAAGAGTCAGAAATGGCTATTGGTAGTGTGACAATGTCACCTAAGACTTTGGGTTGTTTTACAGATGTTACTAGACAGCTTTTAAATCAAAGCTCTTTAGACGTTGAGAATCTAATCAGAAACGACATAGCACAAAGCATGGCTTTAGCTATTGACAGTGCTGCATTAGAAGGCTCAGGCACATCAGGTAACCCAAGAGGTATTAAAAATACAACTGGTATTAATTCTGTAGTATTTGCTGCTGCTAACCCAACATGGGCAGAAACAGTAGATATGGAAAGCCAAGTTGCTGTAAATAATGCTTTAATAGGAAACCTTTCTTACATTATGAGAGCTGATGATTATGGTACTCTTAAAACAACTGAAAAGGCTACAGGCACAGCTCAGTTTGTTGTAGACAGAGATGGTAGAATTAACAACTATGGTGTTGTTGTTTCTAACCAACCTACATCAGGTGACCATTACTTTGGTAACTTCTCAGACCTATTAGTTGGATTCTTTGGTGGTTTAGACATCATTGTTGACCCATACACTAACTCTTCATCAGGAACAGTTAGAGTTGTTGGTATCCAAATGGTAGATGTTGCTGTAAGAAATGCAGTATCTTTCTGTTTAGGTAAAGACGCTTAATGTTGACTACAGAAAATGGTGGGGTGAAAAACCCCACCTCTAATGATAAGCATAAATATCTAATTTTAAGAGATACAGTAGCTAACAATAAAAGAGTTAGTGTTGGAGATATAGTTGAGCTTGATAAGGCACAGGGTTTTGATCTTGTAGCTAATAAGAAGGCTGA